TAGAATTTTTGTAAATGTAACTAGTATAAGTATAAATGATTTAGAAAGTATACATAAATTAACATTTGCTAGATCTAATAGTGAATGTGGTATGTGGCGTTTATGTATTTTGAAACCTGAAAATACAGGAAGTAATTTTTATTTAGAAAAAGGAATTAATTATACAATGAGTACTTTTATCATTTTAGAGTTACAATTTTATTTAAATTCTATTTTAGATCAATTACCAGAAGTAGAATTAACTGAAGAAAATTGTAAAAATATGTATCAAAATATTGATATAACTATTAACAATACAAAAAGAAATATAAATACTAAACATTTAGATCTAAATATATATACTATAAATATAGAAACAATTGAACATATTAATAATTATTCTTATAATTCAGAATATGCTAATTATCATCCAGTACAAGATGATGATGATATATTAGAAGATATAGAATCTAGAAAAAGAAAATGGCCTCCAATATTGGGTCGTGAAAGTCTATTAGATTCAAGTATTAATCATGGAAATACATCAATATTTATTAATGGTAAAATATATAGTACTATAATTAGTAATAAAGATGTTAAACATAAATTATATTATATGATTTATGATTGTACTATAAAAACACCTGATGAAATACATCAATATGAACAAACAGAACCAACAGAAGAAAATCCAAAAGTAGTTTATAAATTTATTGATATTGAAGAAAGAAAGTTAATTATTCCTATTTATGCTATACCATTTCCTAGTATTGAACCTAGTGATTATGATATAACATGTTTTGGATTATATAATTATTTTTCAGCATTTAAAATTAAAAGAAATATTTTTAATTATTTATTAAAAATGAGACTTAGTGTAACAAGTGAATTATCAATGTCAAAGATATTAGAATATATAAGCAAGGAAGTATTTGTAGTTACAGAAATGCCATCGTGTACTACCAGTTACAAATTTATGGGATATTATTATAATAGTATTCCATTATTATCTATATTGAGAGATAGAACCTTAACTATATTGAGAGATAGAACCTTAACAACTATATACAGTAAAAAATACATTAAATATAAAACAAAATATTTAAAATTAAAAAATATTCAGCATTAATTATTTTATATAGCATATTAAGTACTATATAAAATAATGGATTATAAAAAAAAATATTTAAAATATAAACAAAAGTATATTCAATTATTATATGAAACTATAACATTACATAAAATAAAATTTAATAAAGGAGATGATAAAATACAAACTAAACCATTAATATTTAAAAATAATGGCGTTTGGTCTGATTTACCAAATGAATTATATGTTATTGGTGATATTCATGGTGATTTCTTTGCCTTAAAACAAAGTTTAGAATTAACAGAATGTGTTAAATTTGATCCATATACTGATAAAATAAAATATAATCAAGATAGAAAAATATATTATTTAGAAGATGGATGTCATTTTTATAGTCTTGATAAAAAAAATATAAAATGGAATCCTGATAAAAAAAATACAACTATTGTTTTTGCTGGTGATTTAATAGATAGATGTCGTCCTCATGCAAAAGTTAATCCTGAATGTGTAAATACTGTTAATGATGAAAATTGTGATTATCAAATTTTAAAATTATTATTTGATTTGAATAAAGAAGCAAATCAATATAATTCAAAAATTATTATTATTTTAGGAAATCATGAATTACTAAATTTGGATAATGATTTAAGATATGTTAGTATTAAAGGTCGTAATGATGAATCTAGACTGAATAACTTAAAAACTCTGATTAAAGACAATATAGATAATATATATGGGCTTGTTAGAATTAGTAATTATGTTATTGTTCATGGTGGTGTTAATGATATATTTTTTAAGAAAGTTAATGAATTATTTAATGATAAATTGATAAGTATGGAATCAATTCAAATTTATAATGAATACATCCGTAATTTTATATTACATAATATTAGTTCTGAGTTAGAAGATTATAAATATACTAAATTATCTCCATTTTGGGATAGAACAATTGGTGGTTTTGAAACTTTGAATACAGGACAATGTACTCATATTTTTAAAGATAATTTATTAAAAATAAAAGATTCATTGTCTATATCTAATCTTAAAATTATTGTTGCTCACTGTCCACAATTTACTGTTCGTAAACCAATAGATATTGTTGATTGTGAAGAATTTAAACAACGTATTTTCAGAATTGATATTGGCATGTCAAGAACTTTTGATTTTTATAAAAGTTATGAAGAATTAAATGAAATATTAGATCAACCAAAATTACGTAATTATAGAGCTTTTTATAATTATGGTTTAAATGATGAAGTAACTAGAAAAGCAAGTCTTTTAAAAATAAATTCAGAAAAAGAAGAAATAATAACTGGTGAATTATCAATTGATTATTTTTATAAAACAGCTTTTTCAGATGACAAAGATCGCTATTTATATTTACTATCAGATTTAAAAAAAATAGTACAAGATAATATTAGTCATAATCATTTAAAAATGTTAACATTGGGTAGTATTATTGAAAAGATTGATCGTATTATAGAAAAAATTAATATTAAATAATTAAATTTATTATAAAAATTAATGTTGGTTACAATCTGGTATCCATGAATGTCCTCCATGTGATTCACCTTTACGTATTCTAACACGACTATCAGGTTTCCCATTTTCTCTTTGTTTATACCAAAACCTACCATCAGGACACCATCCTCCAGCATGACAGTGGTTACAGTATCCACAATAGCAGATGTGAACTTTACACTTCCTTGATTGATTATTAAAACAACTACGACATATTAATTCTTGTAGTTGTTTTACTCCTCCTGCTACTGGTCTTACTGCTACTCCTCCTGCTAGTGATTGTAATGGTGTCCATGTATATGTTCCATTAGCATCATCTTCACATAATGTTAAAAACCATTTGGGTCTAAATGTAGTATGAGTTATAAATTCAGCAGCTTTTTGGTGTGCTTGTACTTCACTTAATCTATTTAATGACACATGCCATGGTGTTCTTTTTCTAGATAATGGTCCTTTAACATTAGTAAAACCTAAGCTAATTAATTCTTGTGATAAATCATCTATAGTTTGACTTTGAAATACAATTGTCCATATACCATGCACTCTTTTGATATTATATTTTGTTGTACTACTAAATGTCCAACTATTACCTTTTCTATAAAAATTTGTTTTTAATGCATCACTTATTGGTCTAGTAAAATTTTCACCACAAATAGTAATATGAAACCCACCCCAAGGATCTGTAGGACGATTATCACCATATGTTAAATATAATCTTTGTATTGGTGGTCCTCGTACTGGTGGTTGTGCAGGTCCTCGTACTGGTGGTTGTGCAGGTGCTACTATTGGTGGTTGTGCAGGTCCTCCTGCTATTATTAGACCTTGACGTATTAAATAATGACTAGACCTCATAACATATGGTTTTAATCTAGTTACTGTATGATGGCGTGTACCTCTTTCAACTAAATTTATAAAATCATCAATTTTAATATAATATAGACTATCAGTTTCATTAGTACCAGGAAATATTGGTGGAAATCTTTGACTTGATCTTATAATAAAAATAGCAGTTTTACTACCATTCTTATGTGTTATATCTGCACGTTCTTCAGTTATTATAAATCTTTTATCAATATGAAATGTAGTTTCTTCATGAAATTCTCTAAAAGCTGCAGCACGTGATCTTTCGCCTTGATTTACACGACCACCAGGGAGCATCCATTGTTGATCTTTCCTATCACGAACTAATAAAATTCTATCAGTATCTGTAATAAATAAAATAACAGCATTATTTGGCATTATATAAATTATACTAGATATTCTTTTACATTATTAAATTATCATAAAAAAATTTAATAAATATCTAATGTTCTAGCAGATGGATCAACATAATTAGACACTTCTGAACCATCTGCATTCCATTTAGGTTGCCAATAATGATCAATAATATTGAGTCGTTTAATACCAAAATATTCAACAAATTTCATCTTATAATAGTCTTTTTCTTCCATATTATAATTCAATTTAATATATTCTTGAATTATTTGGAACCATGATTTTTCAGTTGAGCTAATACCATCACTGAAAGCTTCTTTTTTACGCCATAAGACTTGATCTGGAAGTAAGTTATCATCTAAAAATGCTTGTCTTAACCACCATTTTTCAATACCTTTATTTTTTGGATCTCTTAATTCAGAAGGAATTGTCCAATAAGCTTCAATAAACTCAGGATCTAATAATGCTACACGTGCCTCCAAACCCCAGTGAGCAATACAACGATCTGCACGTTTAACATCATATTTATGTATTTCTTTTACATAATCTAAAGCAGTCGGATGAATAAGTTTTGGATCAGGTGAATACCAATTAAATAGATATGATGAACAAACTTCATCAGGACCTTCACCTACAAATAATACTTTTGCATCTGTATTTTGACTAATATATTTTGAAACTAAATACTGTCCAACTGATGCTCTTATTGTTGTTGTATCCCATGTTTCAATAGTATAGATAACATCATTAATTGCTTGTAAAGCTTCGTCGGCTGTAAATAAGACTTCGGTATGATTTGATTTAATATGATCAGCAACCATTTTTGCATATTTCAAATCACTACCACCATTGATTCCACAACAAAATGTATTAATTTGTTTACCAAGTAATTTTGAAGATAATGCTGCAACTAGACTTGAATCTACACCACCTGATAATAGAAAAGCAATTGGTTGATCAGAATCAAGTCTTCTTTCAATTGATTTTTTTACTGATAATTTAATAATTTCTAAATATTCAATTTCAGATAGAAATAATTGTGGGGTAGTATAAATATATGCAAAATTATATCTTTCTACTGGCAAACTAATTTTATTATCAGTAAATGTAAATCTATGGATTTCTCCTGGTGGAAATTCAGATACAGTACCAGTATAAGATGTACAAGACTTGATTTCCGAACTAAAAATAAGATCATTATCAATAGAATAATATAACGGTCTAATTCCTACCATATCTCGCCCAGCAATTAAATGTTTAATCTTATTATGTGAATCAAATTCAAATAATAAGAAGGCATATTCACCTTTAATTTTCTTTTCAAATAATTTAATGAATTCATCATAACCAAATTTTAAATATAATTCTGGAATAGTCATACAATCACTTTTAGTATTAATATCTAATTGGTAATCATTGATTAATTCTTTATAATTGTAAATTTCACCATTGCAAATAAATACAACTGTTTTATTTTTTTTACAAAAAACATAAGGTTGATTAGAAGCAAAACTTAAATCCATGATTGATAATCTATGAAAACCAATTAACACATTATTGTAATTTTGGAAGTTACTAAAATGAGGTCCTCTAGGTTTCGTTTTCATAAAATCATCAAATAATTTTGTTACTTCAATATTATCTGAAGAACTAATATAACTCCATATTCCGCACATTAATTAATTTAATTTAATAATATTTCTTTTTAACAATTTTTTTATCTAATTATACTATAATGGATTATAGTCTTTGCCCATATAAAAATTTATTTGGTAAAACAGGAGAAGGTGTTCATCAATATAGAATTTTTGACATAGCAATTGTTGATGTGTTATCAACAATAGCAGTAGCATATGCGATATCTAAATTTACAAAATATGAATTTAAATTAGTATTGATTATATTATTTATACTTGGTATTATTGCACATAGATTATTTTGTGTACGAACAACTATTGATAAATTATTATTTAGATAAAATTATTATATATATATATATATATATATATATATATGTTTAATTTAGAATTTAAAATTAATTTAATAATTTTTATAAATATAATGTTAATATTTTATATTCTATATAATAAAAATATAGAAAAGTTTGCAGTAACAGATGATATCAAAGCAGAAATTAATAAAGTTTATCAAGCAGATGTTGATGCAATTAGAAATTTATCAGCGATTGCATCTAAATTACAAGCTGGTGGTGTAACAGTACCAGGTAATTTAACAGTTAGTAGTGATATTATTGCTAATGCTCAACTTTATTGTACTGGTTGGCTTCGTTCAAAAGGTCAAAATGGATTATATTTTCAAGATTATGGTGGAGGATGGCATATGGTTGATGGAACATGGATTAGAGCATACAACGGTAAAAATGTATATTGTGCTGCTGAAATGCGTGCTAATCGTATGAGTACTGAAGCAAATATTACTTGTGAAGGTAATCTTTATTGTAATAATTGGCTTCGTACAAGAGGTCAAAATGGATTATATTTTGAAGATTATGGTGGAGGATGGCATATGACTGATAATGATTGGATTAGAGCATACAACGGTAAAAGTGTATATTGTGCTGCTAAAACATTAACTGAAAAATTACAGGTTCAACAAGAGACAGTTCTTAATGGTGCTACAACTGTTACAGGTGACTTGGTTGTTAATGGAAAAATAAAACTAGGTAATTTTTATATTTATCCAGGTACTGCTAATAATGGTGATTATCAATTATATATAGGAAATCTTGATAAATCAAGAGGTATTAGAATAAGTATGGGTAATGCTGGATGTGATAGATTAGCATGGGCAGGTAGAGATACTGGTCTTGGTGGTAATTATTTTGATTGTTAATATCTAGTTTTGTCAGACTTATCCAACCATTTATTAAAAGCCACTATATTTTGTTCTGAATCAATTTTAATTAATTTAACTTGTTTTTCATTATTTGGTTTAGTAAATTCATCATATATTAATTCATCATCAAAACCAATATTTTTAGCATCTGTTCTTGTATTACCATAATAAACTTTTTTAATTCGTGACCAATAAATAGCAGATAAACACATTGGACATGGTTCACAACTAGTATACAATGTACAGTTTTCAAGATTAAAGTTATTCAGTGTAGAACAAGCATTACGAATTGCAACAATTTCTGCATGAGCAGTTGGATCATTATTTAATGTAACCATATTATGACCTTCACCAATTATTTTATTTTCTTGATCAATAATTACACATCCAAAAGGACCACCGCCAATTTGAATACTATGACTTGCTAAATCACAGGCATTTTTCATTATTTCATTCATATTATTTAATATTTATTTAACAATTCTTTCTATTTTTTTCTTCTGGCATATTTTGTAACTCATGTATATTATTAACTGAACTCAAATTACCGTCATTCAAAAAATATAGTA